ACGGCCGGGGCATTCCCGAAGTTCCGCATTATTAAGGACGAGACAACTGGGCTTATGCGGGCCTGGCGACCGTGGGAACCAAAGGATGCGGCAAGAGAAAAGGAAACCAAACCCCATGAGCGCATGGTACCAGAGCGCTTTTGCCCAATCAACCAGTCTCCGTCAGCAAACGGCCCCGGTATTTCCTACGAAAATAAGGGCGAGCACATCTTTTCGTTAGCTCGATTGACAAACGGAACGGAAATCTACGCCTTTCCGTCTGGCGGTATTGCTGGTCAGGGCATTGCCGTGGACTTGATCTGGATCGACGAGGACATTCAGTATCCCAAGCACGTGGACGAGTGGCAGTCACGGCTCAGTGACGTAAAGGGCAAACTCATCTGGTCTGCATGGCCTTGGTCGGATAACGACGCATTAACGCTCATGTCTCGGCGCGCCGAAGAAGATGCACACCTGGAGAAACCAGACGTTGCCGAGATTGTACTGTGGGGTTCCAAAAACCCCTACATGCCGAAAGACGAAATTCGCAAGCGGCTCAAGGGCTGGCGTGCAGCCGGAGAAGGTGTTGTCCGCGCTCGAGATCGCGGCGAGTTCCTTACTGGCCTCTCGTTGGTCTTTCCAGCATTCGACCTCGACCTGCATGGTGTTCCGTGCAACGAGAGGCCAGACGACCAACTTGACAAGGTGCTATCAAAAACCAACTACCACGTACCGGACGACTGGACGCATTACCTGGGGGTTGACCCTGGTTTTGCGCACATAGGGATCATCTTTGCAGCAGTTCCGCCGCCGGACATCGGCGATTACCTAGTGGTTTACGATGAACTCTATATGGAACGAGCAACAGAGAAGGATGCCGTAAATGAACTGAAGAACAAGATGGGAACACGGAGGTTCCATGCCTTTGTTATGGACGCTAGATACGGACGGCATACGGAGACTGGCGGAAAAACTGTTGTTCAGCAATGGGCCGAAGCCTTCAATGAGGCGAATATCCGTAGCCGCTTGACTGATAGCGGTTTCATGCCTGGCAGCGACGACATTTTTGCAAGAAACATGATCGTTCGCAAGTGGCTCCAGCCCCGTCAGGACGGCACTACCAAGTTTCGCATCTTCCGTGACACGACCCAATATACCCAATTCGAGTTCCGTTCATATAAGCGAATGGTATCGCGCGATGATGCAACGGACAAAATCAAGGACCGAGACAACCACTTGATGGATGCCTTGGCCTATCTCGCTGCCTCCGATCCAATTCACTACTTGCCGCCTCCGGAAGAGCGCCGTAAAGACCCAGCCATTTTGGCAATGGAACTACTCCAGAGGCACGGCAAAAAACGACCCGATAACGGAACTATTTACCTGGGTGCCGGTCCGGCACCCGAGACCCCCGAGCTTTTTTAGGAGACTCACCTGATGAACGATTTTAGAACTCCCGTACCCCAAGGCCGCGTGTGTTTGTGGTATCAGGGTGGCGACACGAGCAGAGAGCCGATGATCGCTCTAGTGACCAAGGAAAGCGATACTGGAGGGCTCGGCCTTTCTGTGTTCGGCCCGAACTACAAAATAATCGAGTGCATGAGTGGCGTTAGGCACAGACGCGATCCATTCCTTGCCAAGCGCCCCAACCACGCCAAGGAAAATGGCTGCTGGGACTACCTGCCAGAACCCCCTCCACCGCAAATTCATACGGTAAAAGAACCGTCATCGCAACCTGCGATACCCGCGACCAGTCCGGAAATGCCGCCCATTGCGACCCAGGAGCTAAAAGACCGCATGGCGGAATTGGCGACCGAAGGGAAGAACGCCATCGAGATTGCGGCCGACCTGACTGCATCTACTGGTCAGAAGTGGTCTCACCAACGAGTAAACGCGCTCTTGCGGCATTTGCCGCGGACAGCACTGTCCGAACAGAAGGTGTAGCGTGGCCGATCAAACCCCGGAATTCATGAAGCCCTTGGTGACTGGCTGGCTTGGCAAACTTAAACTGGCCATTCAGCACAAGAAGGAGCAGTTCCAGGATACCGCGGATCAGTGTATGTACTTCTACTCTGGTGCTGCGAACTTCATGTTCTCACCGCAGTACCAACGGAAGTACATGGGTCAAGGATCAGCGATTGCCCCGAAGTTTCAGATTTGCCTGCAAAAGGCTTTCGAGGTTGTAGCGCTCTTCGGGCCGCTAATCTACAACCGCAATCCGCGGCGCAATTGCCGGCCGCACCCGCCGAATGAATTCAGCCCGTTCGACTTCGGGGACCCGAATGACCCAAACACTCAGGCACTCTATCAGCATATCCAGATGCGCGAGCAACTTCGTGAGGCCAGCGCCAAGAGCCGCTGTAGCGGAACGGAGAACTATCTGAACTACACGGCCAGGGAGCAACCCAACGGCGGGCTGAAACAAGCGGGCGAAAACGCCGTAACAGAAGCGCTCATAAAGGGCCGAGGGCTTCTTTGGGCGAAGCTCTATACTCGTCCTGGAAGCAACCAGACGCTTACCATGTGCGAGTACGATACCGTGGACCGGCTCCTGATCGACCCGGACGCCGAATCGCCGGACTTCGGCCAGGCCCACTGGATAGCACGCAAGCACATTACACCACACTGGATTCCCGAAAGACGGTTTGGACTTCCCTTTGGTGCCCTCCGCGATAAAGCCAACAGCATGGAATCGTCCGGTGCCCAAGGCGCGCGGGCAGCCAATAAGGTCGGCAATCTGCACAAGCAGGCTGGTCGCACGTTCGATCTGTGTACGTGGTGGGAAATCTGGAGTCTGGGTGGGGTAGGCACGCGGCTAACCGGAACCTCGAAGGTAATGCAGAAAGCCTTTGACGACGTAGTGGGCGACTACGCCTATATCGTCGTGGCCGACGGTTACGATGCACCACTGAACGCGGCACGAACAAAGGTGCAACAGGCTTCCGACGAGGAAATCGCGGATATGTTTGCCTGGCCGATTCCCACATGGGCAGACAGCCGATGGCCCGTGGCCATGCTGGACTTCTATCGCAAGCCGGGAGCGATTTGGCCGATTCCTCCAATGGCACCGGCGCTTGGCGAACTGACGGCAGTGAATATCATTTTCAGCCAGCTTGTCGAGCAAGTCTGGACCAACAGCCAACAGCTTATCGCCGTGTTGAAGTCGGCCGAGAAAGATGTCAAGGCCGCTCTACTCAACGCCAGTGGGCCGATAGTGTTAGCATTGCCGGACGTGATGAAGGACATCAACAAGATAGTGTCTTTCCTTGATCGACCGGATGTGAAGTTTGAGAACTGGCAAATTATCGAACTGTTGTTGACTACGTTCGACAAACGGGTTGGGCTGGCTGATATGCTTTACGGCATGAGTGTAAGCGCAACACCGCGAACGGCCACGGACGTGCGAACCAAAAGCGAGAAACTATCGGTTCGCCCGGACCACATGGCCACGAAGATAGAGGAGTGGCTAACCGAAGCATCCACGATAGAGAAAATCGCAGCCTACTTCGGGGGCGTTGGAGCCAAGGATGTCTTGCCACTGATGGGTGAAATTGGTGCGTATCTGTTCGAGCAACATTTCACGAACGCTGAACCAGAAACCATTCTGGGCGAGACGGATTGCACCATCGAAGTCGGTTCCGCGCGAAAGCCGAACCGCGAGAAGGATTTGGCGAACATCGAACAACTCTATCCAGCCATGTCGCAAGAGTTCAGTAAGCACGCGGATATGACGACCGATACCAGCCAACTCAATACCTTGCACCAAAAACTCGGCAAGGCAATGGAAGAGGATATGAGCGGACTGCAAATGGGGCCACGGATGCCTCCGCCGCCACCGCCCGAGCAGGGACCGGACCCTGAAGTTGAGGCCAAGCAAGCCAAACTGGACATTGACGTTGCCGATCATGCCGAGGACTTGGAGTTCTCTGAATCTCAGCACGATCAAACACTCCGACATGAAAATGAGAAACATATCCTGGACATGAAGATCAAGCGCGAAGAGGCCAAAGTTAAGAAGGCCGCTACCCCAGCGAAACGGACAGCCTGATGCCACTCTATGACTACACCTGCGATGCGTGCGGAAGCCATCTGGAAGAGTTCCAGCGCATGGCCGATCCGCACCTAACAAAGTGTCCCATTTGTCGTAAGTCTAAGTTGCGGCGTGTGATTGGTGTTCCAACCATCCGTACCGACGGAACATTTTTGGCTGGAGTCGGAACATTGCGTCACCAGTTTGGTGATGACGATGCCGAACTTGGCAGGGTGGTGAAAGCTGCCCGTCAGCAGGGATACGAACCGAAAGCCTCTGATTACTACTGCCCGTCAATTGCCAGTAGATGTGGTGATCCAGGGGCGTTCATTCCTCACCACACACCAAAAGGTGACATTCGCCGAATGTGCGAGAAACGCGATCTTGCCTGTGATGGGGCAGTGAAAGTGAAACGTAGGGCGAAATAGCCATGTCAGCACCACGACTGTTCACATACGCCGATGCCATCGAGGAACTGATTCGCTTTGCCGATGCGCGCACGGAGAATTGTTCCCAGCAGATCGTTCGCGGCGCTATCCGCACGGCGTACATGGAGATCCCCGCACTTTGCGACTGGCCGACTCTCACACGACCAGACCGGATACACCTGCGGGCACCGCAGACGACGGGAACGGTTGTCTACCAACACTCAGGTGGAGCATACGAACGCCAACTCACCTTGACTGGCACAACCTGGCCCTCTTGGTGCGTGGATGCCGTCGTTCGCTTCGATGGCCTCGTTTCGCACGTCGAGGCGAAGAAGTCAGATACCGTGATAACTCTCGACGTGAGGATAAATCCCGGCGAGGACGTTGCTTCGGCAAGTTATAGTCTGTTTCCTCAGTGGTACATCTTGCCCGAGGACTTCCGTTCGTTCACGGGACCCGTGCGAGAAGATACAGGATACACTCTATCACCGATCAGCTTGACGGAAATGCTGCGACTCTACCGGAGCCAGTACAGCACCGGCAAACCTCAGTTCTACGCGATTACCGAGGTTCCCGATCTGCTTGGCTCGCTTGGACTGTACCTCTATCCCGTCAAAGATGAGAGCGGGACGTTGGATTACATCTACAGCCGCCGACCGCGACGGTTGCAACACACGGGCTATGACGCCCGCGATTACGCTGGCACGATTGCGGTTACGGCGGGCAGCGCCACGGTGACGGGCACGAGCACGGCGTTCGCTGATACGATGCTGGGTTCTATCCTGCGAATCGGCAGCGATAGCTCGAATCGTCCCACCAGCCTGGAAGGCGAGTATCCGTTTGTGGAAGAACGCTCGGTTATTGCCGTTGCCTCAGCCACGTCACTGACACTCGACAACAACGTGTCAACCAGCCGTAGCGGGGTGAAGTACACCGTTTCCAGCCCGATAGACTTAGGCGTGTCGTTGCACAATCTGTTTATGCGATCGTGCGAAAAGCACCTGGCCCGAGTTAAGCATTTCGATGACCCTTACGGTCATGGTTACAGGGCAATCAGCGAAGCCGAAATGGATGCCCGCATACTGGCGATGGGAAGTAGGGCAATGGCTCAAGAGGACCACGGCACCAAAGCAAATTGGCCAGGTCCGATCGGAGATCACTTTTTCGCCGATGACACTTTTGATTACTAGGTGATGGAATGAGCAGCGAATACTGTACCAGGAGTAACATTGAAGATCGCATGGGCACCACGAACATTTCGGCGTGGGCGGATGTTGACAACGATGAGAGCGCGGCCACAATCGCTGCTCGGATTGCCCGCGCGATTGCCGTGGCCAGCGACAAGATCGACGATACCATGCGAACCAGCCATTATCTAATCCCCCTGACTACACCAGCAGGAGCCACGCCAACTGCAATTGTAGACATAGCGGCGGTATTCGCGGGTGTTTGGCTTCGCACGGCGAGGGGCGTCGAGGACTTTGAGCCTCAAACCGGGAAAGCGATACACGAGTTGACCCCGCTCCAACTCGAAGCCGAGAGGGACCTTGAGAATATCCGTACTGGGAAGACAAGGATAAACGCCCTGTAATGGCATCAACCAATCCCCTTACCCAAATCACCGACGGACTGTGGGACATGCTGGAAGCCAACACGGGCTTCACTGCACTGGTCAAGTCAGGCAACAGAATCAAGTACGATAGCCGCGCTCCAGAGAAACCAGCGGCGCAGAAAGCCGATTACCCGCGCGTACGAATTCGAGAATACACGGGACAGTGCAACCTTAGCCGAACCTCGAATTCAATCAGCTTTGCAAAGCAATACCACATCCAGGTTGCAACGGGAGAGCAATCCTACGAATCCATACATGATGTCGAGTGGGAAATCCTACGCGCTTTTGCCGACTGGGAAACCACCCTGGAAGCATTGAAGTGGAACCTGGATGGCAAGCCGTTTGTAAAGCAGTGTGGTCTTCTATCTGCCCAACAGGCGCTTGACGATCCAGGAGCGAATCGCAGAATCCGAGGCTGGTCCACGGTATGGATTGCCGAAATCGAGTGCTTTTTCCAAAACACGACGATCAAACCATAGGGGAATAATCATGTCTACAAAAATAATCTCTGGTCGCGGAGGAGCCGTCAACGGGCAACCCTGTGTTGATCTCTGGCGAGCGGCACGGATAACCAAACCCGCAGAGGCGATATGCTCAGCTTCCGGCGGCAGCATAGTTCGCGGGCCGGGCATCCACGACTGGCGTGGTATCTACACGGGCTTCGGTCACACACCGAGCGTTTTGGCGGGCACTACGTTTCAGTTCAAGGGGAACATGCGAGGCGGCAAGGGCGCACAGAGCATT